ACTGTAAATCTTCCAGCCGTTATATCAGCGTTTACTGCTGTAGTAGCAAAAGCATATAAGTTTTTGCTAGCAATCGCCGCTGTAATGTTCGGAACAAAGATGTGGTAGTTACCCGCAGTATTGTTAAAGTTTACATCAACTTCTGTGATTGATTGTGTAGCACTTAACTGTTCGTTAAAAGATGTTACACCAGCACCAACAATTTCAGTTCCAGAAGAAACTGCAGTGTTAGTCGCTGTTCCAGATGTTGCACTTAGTGATAAACCACCAGCGAGAGTTTCTCCTGCCGCAGTTGTAATACCAATCAATGCTCTGTGAATAAAGAACTTAGAAGGTGTTACTAAATCGTCAGGTGCTGTAACATCTAAAGCTCCTAATTCAACAAGAACATCACCATCTCCATATGCAGTTGATGCTGCGTTTGTTGATGCCAATGTACCAGCAAAAGATTGTATCTTTCTAGTTCCCATTGATATTAGTTGTCCAGTTGAATTTACTGAAAAACCTGTTTCTGTGATCACGCCAGTAGAAGCTGCTTTGTTAATTACGTTAAAGCCACCTTCTGATCTGACCGGACCACTAAAAGTTGAATTTGCCATATTGGTCTCCTTTTCCGTCAGCACAGTCTGAGACATTGTCTACTGCACGAGTCCATACTGACTATTTATAAGTATGCAGTGCGTCGAGTATATTCTTTTAATATGGTATTTGCAAATAAAAAGGGCGGCCGAAGCCGCCCTCCTTAATCCCGTTAATCAAACGCTTATGCGCCTGGAGAACCGAACATACCACGCCAGTCAGAGAAGCCGAAGCTGTATCTTTCCCTAGCTTTGTATCTTACGTTACCAGTATCAAAGTCGCCTTCCATAGCAGTTTTTAAGTTTGCTCTGTTGAACATTTTCATTCCATTAGGAATGTCAGTCTTAATGAAGAACGCGTCTGTATCTGTTAGGTAGTTGTTTACCACGTATCCTTGTGGCAACATACCTTTTGAAGATAGTGCGTTCAAATCATTGTCAGCAGTGCCAACTCTTGCTGGTGATTTTAAGATTCTTTCAGCTGTAAATTGTAGCTCAGATGGAATGATTAATTTCAATCCTCGAGCCGCGATTTTAAAGCCTCTTTCATCTTTAAATGCAGCAATGTCAATCATCGCTTGCTCTAGTGAAGTTTCACTTAAGTCAGCAGATGTTGATAACTCATTCTTTAGTTCCCCTGCAGATTGTGTAGGGTGATCAGTAGCAAATAATTCTTTGCCATCTCCACCTGGGAATGAGCTGCTAAATCCATTGTTTAGGACGTTAGCTGCTTTGATTTGTTTTGTTTGAGCCATAGATCTTGCTAGTGCTTTTGTGTAACGAGTCGCGATTCTGTCATACAGATTATCCTCGATAGCTTCCTCAGTAATTGCGAAAGCGAGAGCGATAGTCTCATGTGTATAACGTGAAGTGAACGCTTCGTTTGCAGTATCAAATGTTACTGCAGCACCTTCAGATTTTACAGCTGCGTTTGCGAAACCAGACAACATCACTTCTTCTTCAAAAGCTCTGTCAGAGTTTTCGATATCAAAAATTTCCGTATGCTGGTTTTCGTAGTTTTGGTACTCAAGTCCGAATAATGCATTCAGACCTGGCTCTAGCTCTTTAGCTAGTTGTTGTCTTGATATAGCCATGATTTAAATCCTCCTGCTATTATTCGTTATGGTTATAGGCATGCTCATTGAAATACACTACGTAGTTCGCATGAGTTGAGCCAATTTCGTTATTTGATGGATCGCCTGTAAAGCCAGTTACTCTTAACTGTCCGTCAGTTGCTGCTAGATCAGAAACATCCAACTCAATACCAGAAATACCAGTAGTAGTTGAACCTGAGTGAGTAGCAACAGTGTCAGCAACTTTACCAACGTCTGTCTGTGCTGAAGATGTAGCCGAGTCACCTTGTATCAAATATCTCTGATACGGGTTGTCGAATACAAATCCTTTTATTTTTCCCTGCGTAATATTCGTTTGTGAATAAAAGTTAGAGAATTTTGGTTTCCCTGTTGAAGGGTCACTGTCAATCAAACATCCGTTAAAAACGCCAATGTTATCTACATTCGTTACTGCTTCTTGAACAGCAATGAATCCAGCATTGTTATCATCAATCTCTACAGGATCTCCCTGAAAAATTGAAGCGCTTTCGTTGTCCGGAATTAAATATTCCGTCATTTGAAAGTCAGATCCACCAACAGTGTTACCGATAGGTCTTAGACCAAAAGGGCTATCTACATTAGCCATATTGTTATCCTCCTTAAAGGTTTGTTGTTAGCGGTGGTAGGAATTACTAAATAATTAGTTTTTCGAGCCACCAAAAGTTACACGAGTCTGTCGATCTTCATTGATCGGCATACTTGGGTGCTGTTCCTTCAGTAAGTCGGATGAGATAGCTTCGTTTCCGTCAGCTGTCTTTTGTTGAAAGTACTCTTCACGAGACTTTGCGACTTCTTCTGGTATCCTAGCCAGCAATAGGCCACCAACCCCGATCACTCCTGCGTATCTTCCTTCGTTAAGACTTGGATAATCACTATCTGGATATTCATCAGCTCTTACAAGCTCCCATCCAGATCGCATTTTGCCCGACATGTTTTTTGAGTCGTCTTGACCCATACTTTCGGCGCGTATCCATCTATGTCTGTAACCGTCTGGCGCAGGCGGTGCATCTAGTGATGATGGAGGAGTCCATACTTTAGGCTTTTCTTGTTTTGCCCGAGTTTGACTCGCGCGGGAAGTTTTAACAGTTTTAGTTTCTGTATTTTTAGTCATATGCTTATACCTCCTTCGCGGCTAATTGTTTCGCATACTCTTCGAGTGGCACACCTAATCTTTTAGAAATTGCTACCTGTGATGGTGTGAGCTTCACAGTTTTTCTGCGTCCTTTTCCGGCCGAACGTCTAGCACTTGCAACATTCTGAACTGGTTCAGATGTAGTTGACTCATTATTACCGAATTTGTGTGGGAATTCAAGTCTTATTCGCTTATCTATTTCTTTATAGTACTCTTCCGCACCAGAATTAGCGTCATAACCCTCTTCTATAAGAGTTTTATGTATATCAAATGCAGTATAAGTCATTGCATTATCTGTACCAAACCAAGTGTTTTTAGATGCCCAAGCGTCTGCTCTAGGATCAGGTGCTGCTGGTTGTGGTGTCCGAGCGGCTGGAGTTTGAGTTTGAGTAGCAACAGGTTGTTCTGTTTTATTTTCAAAAGCTGCTTTTAATGTAGCAAGTCTAGTATTGTCACTTGCTAATTCTGCTAGTTCTAGTTGAGCTTGTGCTTGTGCTTCTGGATCAGCATTAGTTATTGCACTAGCTAGTTTAGCTTTAGCAGCCTCTAAGTTTGTTGTAACTCTTTTTTCAAACTCTTCGGTATAACTTTTATCTAAATTAGAAAATCTAGTTTTTAAATTATCTGCATCTGTTTTTACTTGCTGTGCATATTGAATGGCCTCTTCTTTTTGTCTTTCAGCTTCTCTCATTTTACGAGTTAGCTTGGCTATTCTTTTTTGTACACCATCGCTGTAGTCATCAAGTTCTGCTTTTTTATTTTCAACAGGTGCTTCTTCTTTTTGCTCCTCTTGTTGAACTTCTATTTGTTCTTCTACTTTTTCTTCTACCGGTTTTGCATCAAGATCAATCTCTTGTTCTTGTTCATCAGCTTCACCGACATCTATTTTTAAATCGTCGTCTTGCATAGGTTATCCTCCTCTATGTTAAAATGCGTGAAGAATATCATTAGGATCATCTATTGTTCCTAAGACTTCGTCATCGTTTAGTAATCGTATCTCACCACCATCAATCTCCATGCGCGATCCTGCATATCTTGCAAAGATCACCCAATCTTTTTCCTTGCACCAAGGTCCTGTCGGGTACTTGTCTTTGTCCTCATAACAAAGATCACCCATCTTTAATACGTATCCAACTTGTGTTGCGACACGTGCTCGGTCTAGTGTTTCTTGTGCAATAATAATACCGCCTTCAGTTTTTTCTTTAACTGCAAAAGGCATAACTAACAAACGCCATCCTGTTGGATCTGGTAGTTTGTCTAAATTTGTTGATTCTGTTTCTTCTTTGGTTTCTTTATCTTCAGCTTCGTATTTAGCTTCTAATGCGTGTGATGTTGTCATCTTTTTTTGGCTCCTTTGGTTCAAGCAGGTTAGAGAGTTCCTGATTTATAAGGTCAATTGCGTGTACCTTACCTATTATATATTTGTATTCTTCCATACTGTCAATCCCTCCGTTTGCGAGTGTTTGCACGAGTCCGTCTAGTATGGTTTGCATTGTCTTTTTTAGTTTGTAGATCACGTGTATTGGATCTGTAGCTTCTGACATATGTTTTCTCCTTGTCTCCTAATTGTTCCCAGAATGCGTCAAGCGGATTCTTGGGTTTATCTCCCCCCATTTTTCCCCCTAATGTAAAATTAAGTCAATCTACTTTTTTTTGAAAATGTCTGCGCCCTTGAGTCCGTATATTGATGCGACCACGCCGACAAACAGCGTCTGGTACCAGAAAGGGAGATTGTTAAACTGCTCAAAGAACATATGCAATTTTTCTTGTATCTGTGGATCATCACTAAAGACACTCCATATCAATAAAATCACTGGGGCACTTACGAGGATCAAAACGAACTCGTCTTTCCATCCCTTGTCATTTGATTGCCTTACAGCTGCTTGATACTCGACTTCGCCGTTAGCCATTTTCTGTGCATGCAACATCGCAGCATCTGACTCAAGCATTTTACGCTGCTGTCTGTTTTTCATTATGTGTGTGCCAGCGCCTATTGCTAGTTTGACTACGTCAAGTATCATATGATTATGTGATTATGCCTAGTATTAAAACTACGACTACTACACCAACTGCAACAGTGACCCACTTGTGGTCTGTCCAATAGTGCATGATTTTTTCTTTTATTGATTCGATCATTTGCGTCTCCTCTTCTGTTTTATCCCAGCCTCGTTAAGTGCGATAGCTATGGCTTGCTTTCTATTTTTAACCTTTTTCTTAGATTTTCCAATATTTAATTTACCTTTTTTAAATTCACGCATTACCTTACTGACTTTGTTTTGTTTTTTGTCAGTTGTTTTGCTAAGTTTAGATCTGTTAATAGCCATAATTAATTAAGAGGCATTGTAAAATTAACCGATCCTTGTTCTTTAAATGGGTCTACGTCAAACTTGAATGTGCCTATACCTGTATTAAACTCAGGGCTTAGCATGTCTATATAGTTTTGTATATTATCGATTACATTCTCCCCACTTTCATAAGCTGGTGTTTCTTCTCCATAAATATCTTCAAAAGCAAAACCAAAAGAGGGCATTTCGGTTAATCGTGAAAAAGGAGTATTTGGTGCTGTGGGAGGTCCAAAAGGTGTTTGATTCATCATCTGCATTAATTCTTCATTAGTGGGAATAGTTGGAAGGTTAGGAATAGTTTCAATGCCTTGTGCTGGTGGTTGTTGAGCTGCAAATAAATCTTGTAATGATTGACCGCCGCCACCTTGACCACCAAAGCCTCCTTGACCTGCAAAACCTGCTGTCGTGCCGCCTTGTGCTGCTGCTTGACCTGGACCTGGAGGTGATGCACCTCCAACCATCTGTCCGCCTGGACCTGGTCCTGGCGTCATGCCTCCTACGCCTCTTCTATCACCACCTCTACTTGGTCCTGGCTTATCTCCTCCGTGTGCGCCTGTATGTCCTGGCATTATTCCTCCTCTATTACAGCTGCTTGCATGTCTTTTATACCTGCTTTTGCAAGTGAAACAGACGCTCTAAGCTTCTGATGTTTGTCATTTTCGTCTAATTTTTGCTCTGCAATATCTTTGTTTTGTATCAATCTTAACCTGTCAATATTGCTTTTTTCTTCGTCTGCATCACGTTTTCTTTGCTCTTCTCGTGCTCTTATTTGCACTTCATCGGCTTTTAAACGCAGTAATGGGTCATTATCGATCTGGTTTAGCACCTTTTTCTCCTCTTCTAGGTACTCTGCAGTCGTTTCAGCTATTAACATAGCTTTTCTAGCCTCTATTTCGTCGGATGTTTTCTTAATTTGCATCTGTATCTGCTTCATTTGTGGGTTTTGACCACCTGCTTGTTGCATTTGCATTGTCATTTGTTGAACTTGCCCTATTTCTTCCTTAAATTCAAGCTGAACTTGCTCTTGTGCCATCAAACTTATGTGTTCTAGTATATTTTTTTGCACTGCAACTAAAATATTCGGGTTTGTTCGTGCAATTTGTGTCCCCATGAAGGATAAATGCGCTTTCATGTGAGCTGTATGGTCTTGTCCAGGAAATGCTTTAAATGGTTTTTGTGATAAAGCCATCATGTGCTCTACACTTGGGTCCATTGGTTTTGGTGGAGCTGGTGGTGGTAGTAAAGAGTCTATATTTTTTACACCCAACGCCTCATACATGTCACGATATGCATTATACAAGTTATGTATTCTTGGATTTGACATGGCCATCTGTAATTGTGTTTGTGCCATCGTCACTCTTTGTGTTTGTGAGAAGATGTTTGGATCTGCAACAGGTATAATATCTACTTTTGCATCAAAATCTTTTTGTTTAATTTGTCTTTCACCACCCACAACGTCATATGGATATACAGGAGGTAGGTATACTGCAAAAACGCCACCCATTAACATAAATTCTTTTTTCATCGCTGCATATAATCTTTTGTGTATAGCAGACATAACCCGCGAGCCACGCTCCAAGAGTGCTACTGTCGTTCCCACTGCTGCTCCTTGATTACCATCGCCCACTTGCATATCAGCAATAGACGCGAAACGTTGACCTGCTTGTACAACCACACCCATCAACGATAGTAGTGTTTGGTCTGGTCCTTTGTAAGGCAACGGCATGAATGCAGAATTTAAATCTCCACCAGGGGCATCTACATCACGGAACTCACCCGGCTGCAACGGTTGAGCTTCGTCGCGAACTCTGATGCCTCGCATCTTGAATCCGGCTGGTAAATTAGACAAGGTTCCGGCATCGAGAAGCTGTCTCAACGCGGCTGTAGCAGTTCTTGATAAACCACCGATCATATGAATTAAACCAAATCCATAGAAGCCTAGTCCTGGTAAAAATTTAAAGTGCACGAAATAATCTTTTCGTTTTTTAAGTGGATCACCTTCATCATAGTTTTTCTTAATAGATAAAACCTCACCACTACCTTCTTCAATGGTAACTATGTACGGAAGTTTAATACCCGTTGGTTCTCCGTCTTCACCCATGTCTTGAAAGCCATCTAAATCTAATTCAACATGACACTCAAGGAGAGTAAATATTTCATCTTTGTTTGTCGTAGATACACCGGTTAAATCTTGTTTCTCTTCTGTAATTTCACTTTCAGTGTACGCTGGTGTGCCTAAGTCTATATCTCTGTAAAATTCACTAACCTGTAGTTTTCTAAGTTCGTTAGCATTCATCTTAATTACGTGTATAATTGAGTCTGCTTCTTCAAGAGAAGATGAGTTGTATGGCACTACTAAATCTTCAGCCGGTACAAACTTAGATACACAACGACCAATAACTGAGTCGTAGTAAATTTTTTTAAAGGTTGATCCTGCAAGAGGTAAATTAAATAACATCTGATCAAACTCTGGTTCATACTCTGGCATCTCACACATAAGCTGATAGTTCATAAATTCTTTTACACGTTCTGCTTGGTCTTCTTTTTCTTTTGTGTGTTTACCCATGATACGAGTTCTAACTGGTCCACTAGCTGGTATTAGTTCTTTGTATGCAGATGCTTGAAACTGTGTAACAGCTTCCGCTAATACTGGATGTGTTGCACCAGATGCGCCTTGGAAAGGTTCTGTTCTGTCTTCGTATTTAAAACCTAAAAGGTCTAGTCCTTTAATGTAAGACTGTTCCCAATCATCACGAGATGATTTGTAGTCTTCGTAGTCACCCATGAGTTCAGATCCTAGCTCATCTAGTATGCTATCATCCAACATCTCAGCGAGGTTAGCGTTTGGATCACCCATCTCCATCGCCATCGCTTGTGGATCAAAATCTATTTCTACTCCGCCATCTTCTGTTGGCTTTACTTCTATTGGTGGTTTTTCTTCTGCCAAAGGCACTTCTAGTGCTCGCGCATCAGGTCCTGGTATATTTACTTTTGACCTTGTCGGTTTCTTTGGTGCTTGAAATAATCCTTTGTCTATTGCCATTATGCTACCTTCCTTTTAAATAAACTTCCAACTCCGCCCCCGTTAGCCATTCCAAATCGATTTGCATAGCCTTCCATCATTAACATATCAACCACACTATCATCAACATCTTCTGGTTTTATACCCATGTTGTATGCAAAATCTGCTCGTGTAGTTTCTCTTTTTACAACTTCATCCATCTGTTGAGCAGTTAGTTTATCATACCTTGGGTCGTTTTGTATCATATCTCTAATTTCGTCAATAGTTGGTTGATTTTCTGGAGTGGCTTTTGTTCCCATGCTAGGTCTATCTTTATAGACTCTTTCCAAATCTGTGTTTGGATCTCTAATTATATTTTCTATTTGTTTCTTATCTGCAATTTTATCTGGTGCTTTCATGCCCATCTTACCAAAAAGTTTCATTAAGTATGAACCAATTTTTGTTGAGCCCATTAAAAATTTAGCACGACCACCTTTTGCATTTTTGGTTCTACCAAACGGTGAGTTGTATATTCCTGTTCTTATAGACTCTGTAAGAGCCTCTCTAATTTCTAAAAGTAGTTTTTGTGCTTTATCAACCTCACCTGGTGAAATAGCGTCCTCTGCCATTTGTATGGCTCTTCTTACATCTACGTTTGCCTCTGCTTGAACAGCTTCCATAATTTTTTTTAATTGATCTGGTGGTAGTGCACCTGCACCACCTTGCAAACTGTCTGTAAGTTTTTTAATTTTTAACATCTCTTGATGTATCAACATCATGTCATCTGTGTTGTTTACTAAATCTAAATCAACACGACTTACATCAATACCCATCTCATCCAACATTCTTACACTTTCATTTGCCATGTCTCTAACTGATTTAAGCTCTTCTGGGCTTGCATTTTTGCCGATGCTTTGAGCTAATCGACCTGCCTCTACTACATCGTCACTTGCCTCTCCTACCTCTGCCATAATATCTGCTAGAAACTCTTCTTTGTTCATTATGTTTTGATTATCTATGTAAGCACCAATCATGTCGTCATCATCAATCATTGTACGTTTTGGATCACCAGACGGATACGCCTCGTTCATTCTATCGACGATGGATTGTTTTACTTCTTCTATTTCTTTACCTGTTGATCGAGCAAGCGCTCCAATGAAAGGATGTTCTTTGCCTGTTAGTTTTAAAGACAACATAGGATCAGCGTCTTCAAATGTTGCCCCTGTTTGTTTAGGCTCTAAGGATTTTATTTTACCTTTGTCTCGTAACTCTGCCGTTCTTATTTCTGGTGTAATTTTTCTTTCTTGAATAATAAATTCTTCAAGAGACATTGTGTTATCAAAGCCCTCGTCAACATATCTTGCACTTAATGCTTCATCAGAAAAAGCACCCACACCTGAGCGCATTTGTGTTTCTGTAAAAGACTCTGGGTTATAACTGTATTCTTTAACTACCGTATTACCATCTTCATCTATTATCTCGCCTTGTTTTTTAAACTGACCTGGTTGTGTTGTTTCGTCAAACTTACCTGTGACTTGACCTACATCTGTCTTTGTTACATCTGCTACGTCTGTTTTAAGTAAATTTTTACCCGTACCAAACAATCTTCTGAATAAGTTTAGTATGCCCATTAATAATACGTCCTTTGCTGGTGGGATACAGGTTCATCATCGTAGTCTTCTGGATGTTCCACAAAGCCACCTTGTCTAAATCTCATTACGGCTTGAGTCATGCTATCCACTAAGTCATCGTGTTCACCAAGTGGGAATGCAGCGCACTCCTCTATAACCTCTTCAGTAAACTTACGATCTGGATACCAAACCATGCCCGCCTCGAATAATGGCGCAACAGCGTTTACTCTAGTATGTTTATCATTTCCACGACTAGGTGTAAAGTTAATAACCGGTATGCCCATCTGCCTAAGTTCGTATGTAAGCGGGAGCCCCGATGCTTTGGCCTCGATTATAACGGTTTCTGGCTGCCAGTAGTCGTATTGTTCTTTAGCAACTCTGCGTAGTTCGGGGAACTCGTACCGGTCTTTTACAACATCCAATAGTATGATGTTTGCCTCGCCTTCTTCGTTTGGGTAGAATACACCCCATGTTGTAATTGCAGAAAAGTCTGATGTTTCTTTTTTCATAAAGGCTGTGTCGTAACTTTGTATGACATGTGCAAGAGGTGGTAGATCTTCTTTTGGCCACTGCTTCCACCACTCACGTTTTATAATACTACCCTCTTCTGCTGTGGGATTTTGTTGATATTGTGCATTCCATTTGGTAATAGCTACAGATGCTTTCACCGATTCTAACTCATCTAATTTCCAATACTCAGGCCAGACTGGTTTCCCTGAAGGTAGTATGGCAGGAAACTCTATCACTTCCCACTGGTCTGCCTTTGGTTCTTTTTGTGCTCTTTGTAATTTACCTGTTAAGTCTGCTACATTCCATCTTGTCATAACCAAAATAATTCTACCGCCAGGCTGAAGCCTTTGCCGCGGTCCTGATGTATACCATTCGTAAACCCTGTCAAACGATTGCATGTTCATCGCATCTTGTTCAGAATGTGGATCGTCAATGATAAGTAGATCCGCACCACGACCTGTAATTGATCCGCCAACACCAGCAGCATAGTATTCGCCGCCTTGATCAGTTTCCCATTTACCTGCTGCTTTAGAATCTTCTCTAAGTCTTGTATGAAATATTTCTTTGTATTCTTCTGAGTCCATTAATGTTTTTGCTTTACGACCAAAACGTACAGCAAGTTCTGCGTTATGCGTGGCTTGAATAATTTTTAAGTCGGGCTGTTTACCAATCATCCATGCAGGTAGAAAGTTGGATGCAAATTCACTCTTCGTGTGTCGTGGAGCCATGTTAATAATTAATCTTTTTATTTCA